ATAAAGGGTGAGAAGGGGGGAGTCAATCCCCCTTGTGCCACTTCACCGATTGGCACACTGAAAGCGTCCGTGGTTGAAGTTAGCGTTAGAAAAGACCTCACGATTAACCAGTTTGAACATACCAAACTCATTCACCATAACGTAACCCTCAGAGTCGATTCTGTTGCCATAGAGATAAGCAGCAGGACCATTGTTACGGCAGAGGAACAGGCAGTCATCTTTGATTGACTTCACCAATGCCCACAAACGCAGCAGGTTGGTGTCACAATCGAAGTCCTCAGGATTGATCTCTTCACCAGCACGAATGCAGGCGTTGATTTGCTTTTTGATCTCTGCTGCTTCTTTGTTAGAAACGAACTCGCAGGTGGTTGACATCTGGCGAGCGAAATCACAAACCTCTTTTACATCAGCGAATGAGGTTTGATTGTGCAGAATGTAGGCATCAGGTTTCACGAACTTCACCGTTTCGGTATCATTCCAGATGCTACGATCAGGAAATGCCTGGGCGTCACGAAGATCGCTCTCAGCATAGTAAACCGTATGCGGGGCGATGATAATGTCCTGAGAAACTACCTCACCGAACTTATAGGTGATAGTGTTGGATTTGTATTCATCAGATCCACCAAACCCGATAAAATCTGCTTGGTAAATGGACTCGAAACGAGGCAACCTATCAAAACAAGCGTGAAGAATCTCTGCAACTTGCCCAGCATAGAACTGATCGATCTCTTCATGATTGTGGGCAATACGAATCTTTTTCTTGTTAAAAATCGCTTTCGTCCCAACGAAAAAAGTTCCCGTTGCAGGATCAGTTCCAAAACAAACTGCAGGTGCTCCGTCCATTTTTGTGCTCAAATGTCCAGGCGTCACGAACCAATTCAGACAAGAAAGATCACCTGTAAGGATAGAATCTTCGGGGTGGGAGAGGTGTGTGTTTTTCATACTGTTAGTATGGCACGAACCCCAGCAGGTCGCAAGGGGTCTTGTGCCAGTTCCTTAACTGTCACTCTACTTTTTCTCTCAACGATTTGTCCTTGTAGTTTATCCCCCTTCCTTTTTGATAATTACTCAAACCACAGGCATTTGAGACATATCCCGTCAATTTACATCTCCACTTTTGGGAATGTATTTTACCTCTTCCTATCCGCATTTTTTCTGGATAAGCAAACATACCAAGAGTTTTATCTCTACAAACTATTCCACCAGTTGATGATTTTCCTCCTAATTTTGCTGCAGGAGTCCTATCATAATCTGGATCAAAAATACCTTTCTTTTTTTCTTTTGTAGATTTTCCACCTTGTTTTCCTGCTACTGATTGAGATTCTCTGGAAAAAAAGTACGCTTGTTTTGCTTTCTGAAATAGATGCCTTTCTTCATCCCATTTGTGTCCAGTATAAGGGGAAGGCACTGATGCCCACAACTCTGAAGGATCTGGCGGATCGCATACAAAATTCCGCAGATCTATGATCCATTGTTCTTCCATAACTGCTTTATATGTCGCAGTATTATTTATACTAAAAGAGGAGCATTTCTGCCCCTCAATGTTGCTTTAGTTGCGACACATAAGCATCATTATTTATCAGTCATTCTTCAATCTCCCATATCAAGAGAACAATTGTTGTAACCTTCATCATATCCTTTGCCATAACCTTCCTCATACATTGATCGGGCAAATTCAAGAATAAGAGAAGGAGTTACTTTCCAATCTCTAATATCGTCTTCATCGTGACGGCAGAATTTGAAATTTTCAGCGAGTTGTAGAATTTGTTCTTCGGTCATCATCAAACCTCTTCACGCATTTTAACAAGTTCTTTGCGAAGTTCGCCAGATTCATAGGCAAGAAGACCTGTAGTTTCAATTACATTATACCATCCTTCATCTTGATGATACTTAATCAGGGCAAGTAGAGCATCAATTTGTTTGGTTGTTAATGTCATCAGGTTGGGTGCCTCTCAACAAACGTAGTATGGCACGAATCAGGGGGCAGCACAAGGGGGTGTGTGCCACTCTCTCAACTGTCACCCTCCAGCAGTTCGGGGTAGTATTGATTAACCTCTTCGGTCAATTCTTCATCAGAATACTTATCATAACCCTCCATCAGGTAGTCATAACAGAGGCAGGTCATAGTTTTGAGATCCATGTCATCCAGCATTTGCTGTACCATTTGATCTTGAAGTTCAGAGCGATTCATTTCAGGAAGTGTAAAGTGCGTGGTGATACTGTTGCTGAAGACGGGAAAGAATGTCAGTCCAGAACTCTACATCCTCATCATCATTGTACTGATTGTTTTCTTCAACCAAACGAATCAGATTGTTGAGATCGTCAGCAGTAAGATAGTCCATCAAACCTCATCACGCATTTCAGAAAGTTTTTCATAGAGGGCAGGAACATCTGCCCCCACGATTTCACTAACTTCCTCCCAATCATCGTGAAACTCAATCAATGCCAGGAGGGCATCCAGTTCTTCAAATGTCAACGAAGTGAGAGTCATTTCAGTAATCGTAGTTAGCGTTCAGGTACTCATTCACATCGAACTTTTCTTCATCACGAAGTTCGGGAATGTCAAAGATCTCACCAGGAGCATCTTGAATCTCTTGCCAGAGTTCATCAAACATGGTGTGTCTCTCAGGAACAAACGTAGTATGGCACGGGGTGGGGGGCAACACAACCCCCCTTAGGACACTTAGGCGACTGTCACACTCACCTCTTTAATGTTAAGACCCATTAACTGGTTTGTGACACGATTGCACACAACTTCGGTGGGATTCTTGACTCTGGACTTTTCGTACCAGAATGTCACGCAACCGTCGTTAGTTTCGACCCGAACTTTAACCTCAGTCATGGTGAAATCTCAGGAACGAATGTAATTTATCAGGGGGATCATCGGATTGCAACCGATCTTGTGCCACTTCACGAACTGGACCACAGGGGCTTGACAGTACTCAAAATATTGATTAGAATACCTTTGTTCCCATTGAAGATAAGAATCTAGACTCTATAAGATATATTAAAGAGATGTGAAACAATACCCCGAAGGGGTATTAGTCTAAGAATATAAAAAGCACATCTAGATGGTGTGGGAAGGGGTGAGTGGGGTGAAGCACATATTCTTGCACATAAGGCGAGCTCACGTGGTGGGTGGGTGTCGAGAATGTGTCACGTATTCTTGCACATCTCGATACTTATGTGTATGTGTGTCGAGATTATAATATCGTGTGTATATGTCGTCGAGATGTGTATATCGTATGTGCGATCTCGACGAGTTACGTATGTCTCGTCGAGATCTTGATATCATCTAGTCGAGATTACCAATTCTTGCTGAACACGAAACCATCCACGAAATCATAGTCATAATAGAGACCCTGATCCCAAGTTGCTTGCCAGTCAATGATCACGAACGAAGGAACATTCAAACCATAACAATCAGTGGTCATTTCCTCTGCAAATGCTGCCTCAGAATCATAAGAACCCTGATAGGCATCTTCAAAATTACCCAGATCATTCTCATCATAGAGTTCCAGAAATGCATCAATTGCATCCGAACCATAACGATTACACAGTTCGGCATACAGGTCCTGATTCTCTTCGGAGATCTCATTCTCCAAAGTATCATTGTTTAGGATACCCTTGACAGTCAGCAACTCAGTGTAGAATTGAGTATACTTCAGTTTGCCTTCCTGCTCATACCCACAGGCACGAACGATTTCAGACATCTTAGCAGGCGGGTTTTGTGCCTGCATTTCGTTAACCTTGATCAGCAGTGCGTTGCCAGTCAGCATGGTCGGTGTCTCAGGAACGAATGTAATGTATCAGAGGATGGGGGGCAACACAACCCCCCTTGTGCCACTTGCTAAACCGTCACACCTCCACCATCTCACGCAACTGGTTTCTGATATCAAAAAGTTCCATATGATCCATATCTGCGCTATCCATATCAACTGGCGCAAATTCTCCAAGATTTACACTACCATCAGCATAAATCGGAGCATAATACAATTCATCACCATCTTCCTGAGAAAGAGTAAAAACGCAACCGTAGTTTGTGGCAGTGAGAAGAACCATTGAGCAATCCCTCAGGAACGAAACCAACATAACCCACTCGGCGGCAGATTACAACCCCCCTTGTGCCACTAGGAGAACTGGCACAAGACCCCTTGATTTGGGATTAATGCTCTGCTATCTTATAAGAAATCTAATGAGGGGAAGGGTATCCCTGCTGACGACAATACATCGCCACCCCCCCTGCCATAAAATATTCATTCTCAATAAGAAACCCCTTATTGAGAATAGGGGATCTTGTGCCAATTCGAGAACTGTCACATTAATCGAACGGATCGAACTCTTTCACCCTACAATGGAGATCTTCATTCGGTTCGAGTTGTAATAGTTCTCGCCAATTAATATGATCTAGATCTAGATCATCATAACACATAATGTCTAGTGTAACCTGTACAATGCGCTTTTGTGCTAGCATAGGTGTCTAGATGCGATGTGTCTAGATTATATCATGCATAATGACGATATGCAAGTGACTCGTAATCTTGCCCATCTCGTGCATAATCCTCGTCGAGATCTTGTGTATCTCGTGCATAATACTCGTCGAGATCCGCGTAATCATTGCCTGTGTATGTGTAGTCGAAATCGTAATCGTCGTACATAAGCTCGTCGAGATTGTGTGAACGCTATCGTATTGTACCATAAAACTCGACGAGATGCAATCTAGTCTAGATATAGGTCTCGTCGAGATTCATACCAATATATATGATGTCTCGTCGAGTTTTATGTTCATCTCGACACATTATCTCGTCGAGATTCTATCACGAACTTATAAGAATGTCAAGGCATTATGAGTCTTGTGTGGGTCTGGGGAAAATTTCGCGGGTGTGGGACTTGACAACTGCGCGTTCTTATGCTAACGTGCTTAGCCCACATGACCCAGAAGGTTTTAGAGATATTAACACAAGACCTCAGAGGTTTCTATAAGTATTAGAGATATTCTCAACACAATACCTAATTGATTCTCAATAAACAATAATTATTGAGAATACTATAAAAAACACAAATATATTTTTGTTAATAATAGGTTAAATCTTCATTGTACACTATACATCACAAAATCTAATACACCATGCAATAAATCATATATACCATACAATATATTATGGTGTAACACCTTACAATATACAATGGAAAGAGGAATCATCTATCTCATTCTCAACAAGCAAACAGGTGAAAAATACGTCGGAAACACCACACTTGCGATGAATAAAGAATGGGTACACCATATAGAACGTTCTAAAAGAATGTCATCTGAACCCTTACATAAGGCATTCAGAAAGCATGGTGTACATAACTTTATGATAAAAGAACTGGATGAATATGATGATACATGTTTAGAGAGTAAGTTAAATGAATGGATAGACAAATATAAACCTGAATACAATCCTGCTCCTATTAATGTAGAAAAAACGGTA